CTCTGTCGTTTAATTTAAACGCCATTTATTTTTTCTCCTATTACGATGCTAAACTTATAATAGCATTAGCTGGTGTTCCAGTAGCCGGAAATACAATTTTAAAATCTCCGTTTGTAGCTGTCTTTGTTCCACCAAAATCTAAAACTACAACTAACTTATCACTGTTGGTATCATTGTATATCGCACCAAAAGCAGCTGAGAATGTTGCACTAGAAAATGTTAAATCATCAAAATCAACAAAAGATGTTGCACCTGCAGTAACCGATTGGTTTTGTAAAACAAGACCAGTAGTTGTATAGCCACTACCACCACCTGAACTTACCTCGTTAGTTGTGTCGTATGCAGTGCTTGATGTCGTATATGGATTAGACGTGTACAGAGCTAATTTAAAACTATTTCCACCACTCGCAAAATTGTGCGTGCCTGAAAGTAATTCAGCTTTAAATGAATTAGGTATTACGTTTGCCATTTATTATCTCCTTAATTATGGTGATGGTGATTGTAAAGGAGTACGAATAACACCATCTTGATATTCGTCTCGGCGTCTTCGACCCATTTGTTCGATCGAGTACGATTGAAGAGCTCTTCTATACGAAGCTTCGTAGTATTGTAACATATCTGCTGGACCTTTCAAGTACCCATATGCTTCTACAAGACATGCGTATAAAAGCAGATCTTGATACTTATTAGACACATAAGTCCCGTTTGTTGCTGCCGCAGCTCCAGTTGGTTGTGTTGTATCTGTAATACTAAAAGGTTGTTTTACATAAGCTAATGTTATTTCATAATTAGCATTTGGTGTGGGTGCTACTACCCAGAAATTAGCATCCCAATTAGCATAATATTTAGGAATCCCAGATGCCGTATCGGGTGTATCATAAAAAGTTGCCATATAACTAGCTTCTTTTTTTTCTAGAAAAGTTTGTACGTTTGGCGTAACATTTGTATCTTTTAATTGAACGTATCTTATACTTCTAAGATCCGATGGTATTGTAACATATCTGTTTCCTGTAACCAATGTTGAGGTTGCATAGAATCTATTATCATCTGAATCAGACTCTCTATATATTCTGTTCTCTGCATTTTTTATTATAGGATCAAGAATAGAATCAGAAAAAACAGAGCTATCTACCTCTGTGTAATTTCTTATATCTTCTTGCAAATTAGATAAAGTGTATGCCATTATGCAACTATCTCCTGACAAATAAGACAAGATTTTCTAAATCTTTTATGACCGGAACAATGTTTTGGTTTAACAGAATTTTCGTTTTCATAAACAGGCACCTCTGGTTCCGGAGATGTTAAATATAATTCTGCATGTTCGTCCATATCTTCTGGACATGCACATTGTTTTATTCCAAATAATTTACAAAAGAAATTTTTAATTTTTTTAATCATGCTGTTACCGTTACTGGTCCTGCTGATGCAGAACCACCTCCTCCTGTCTCACTTATACTAGATGTCGTAGCTGTTGCAAAGGTATAATTATCATCATCTACTTTTGTAATTGTGTAACCTGTAGCTAGATTTATGGTAGCTGCAGCAATACCTCCAACCACACTTACATCTCTAAATCTTACAGTGTCACTAGTTGATCTACCGTGATCTGGCTCATTAACACTAATTGTTGCAGATCCATTTGTTGTTGTAAATGCATTTAATGGTAAAATTTTTGGAACAGCGGTCTCTATTCTATCAGGTCGTACATTTCTTAAAGATATAGAGTCACCATTCATAGGTTTTGGTTCTAATTGTGGTTGCTTTGGTTCAAACTCAGATAC